TCGGGCTAAAACTTAATGAGATTATCGATGCATTACAAGCTTACGGTTTGATGTGATCATTCTTAATGAAGATCTTGAGGCTTAATTTTTATATCTGCGTCTTTATCTAGTAATCCTCTATTTTGAAACAACTCCTCAATGTTAAATTTGTGTTTTGATTTAGAAGTTAATTTAAGCCTTTTGGTGTCCACGTCGTCGTCGTTTTTAAAATGAATGATGTCTTTTATTGTCCAGCCGCTATGAACGCCGACGACTTCGCTGACGTCTAGTCCCTTAATTTTAATAGTTTTTGCTAATCTAATTTGGCTAATACAGAGGTTTTGCTTGTCCTCTTGAAAAAACTCGCAACCCAACCATTCGACTTCCATTATCTCGCCGGGTTTTAAGAAAATAGTCGTACCTAAGGAGGGATCTAGTCTAGCGGCGGCTTGTAGTTCAGGATCATGAAGCCAAACGTATAGAGCTTCAGGACTGTTAAAGACGGGAAATTTTTTTCCCAAAGATTCTTTTTTTACTACAATTCTAATTTTTTTCATGCGACTAGATAGATTTTAAATTACCAATTATTTGTGTGATTTGATCTTCTTCGTCGGGACCAAATGCGGCACAAATTAGTTGCGGACCTTCGTCGGGTTTTTTTGTTTTATCAAAAATGGAGTAGACATTTATTCCGTTTAATTCAGCTTTCAGAATCATGTCGTTCAACGCCTCGTGCGACCCGACGCCAACTATATCTTTCGTTAGAGAACCTTTAAGCCATTCTACTTCATGTTGTGATAGTTTAACCTGCAACTCATCAGATCTTTCAGATTCGTTATTGTCTAAAATATGCATTGCAGCGTGCGCAGCCAACGAAGCAATTTTACTTTTTCTAAATCCAAGGTCTTTTCTAACGACGATTACTTGCTTGACACTTTTCACTTAATATTTGATTCCTATGACTTTTTTAATCTACTTTTGATTTCTGTATATCCTCAGAAGATTCTTTGCGAAGATCTTCTCTTACTTCCATTAATATTTTGCCAAGCCAATTTTCCCCTTCTCCGCGACAGACGCCCCAAAAGCGATCATTCCATTTGTTGTTGAGTATTAACTGGGATTCTCCAGTATTTAATAAACGATGAGTTAAAAAAGGGTTAAAAAATTTTTCTTTTATTAAAGATCTCATAATTGACAATCGTACATCGTGCCAATCGTTTCTGACGATTATTCCTTGACCAAGCTTTTTTGCCTCGCCCGGCCCCCGCGCTTTTCTAATCATTTCTCTTATTTGAGGATCAGTCGTTTTTGCTGCCTGGTAAGCATGTTCGACTGTCGGGTATAATTTTCCTTCAAAACTGACGGTCGAAGAATAAAAATTAGATAAAAAATCGTAGCCCGTTTCTTTGGTGAATCGATCGATGATTGTCATAATTTAAGACTAAATAATTTTCAAACGAATCGTACCATAATTAATGCAGGAAATTAATCGTATGATACGATTTGTAAAAATGTTGTCTCGCATAACGACGATTAACTCGCCCGCTTACAAGTGTAAATTTAACATGTAAATTGTATGGAAAACGAAAAGCCCAGAAAAGAAATTTTGTTGGAAGAAATAAAAGAATTAACCGCTGAGATCGAGCTAGCTCGAAAAGCGAGAAAGAGTTCAATTAAAATTAGAGAGCGACTAATTAAATTAATAATAGAGCTCGATTCACTTGGTAAGGAAGAAGTCGAAGAATAGAATCGATAAAATTCATCAGTTAAAATCTGGTGACCTAGTCGTGCTTGGTAATGTCGGCAAAATAAATTCTATGGTTCTATGGGCTGCATGGAACGACGCGGAATATTCTGCAACAGAATCTAAGTTTTGGCCGATAATAGTCGGTGACTTAAAAAAAGATGAAGTTGCTTTAGTACTCGAAATTTACCAACCTAAAATTGGTCCACTCGGCGCTAAATTATGCACGCATCGTAACTTGATTGGTTGGATAAACTGTAGATGTTTACAAAAACTAGATGGTGACCTCGCAGAGACTTGAACTCTGATTTCGACATTGAAAGCGTCGAGTCCTGACCTTTAGACGACGGGGCCAACGTGCGCTCGAAAGGGGAGCGCACTTGCGCGATTCACTTTTTTTCAGCAGAAACAGCGCTAACTGCGGGCGAAGCTGACACGCTCGTCGAAGGTACGGCCGTTGCTTCGACGGCTGCTGATGCCGAAGGGACTACTTCTGCAACTGTAGCTGCTGAAGCGACCGCCCCGGGCTTAACCTCGGACTCCTTACACCCAATCAACGCTGCAGCGCAGCAAACCATAGTAATCGTATTTTTCATTGCTTTGTCTCCTGTTGCCTTAACGGCGGTCTTAATTATATCGTAAAAGTTAAGATGTATCTAAAAGAGCTTTTCGAATATTTGCTAATGATTTTTCTTTTGTCGCGAAGTGTTTAATATTTAACGGAAGATATATGACAACTAGATTTAACGCAGTTGATGAAGTTAGTTTTAACGTGCCTGGCGTCAAGTCGGGTTACGATGGCGCATCTAAATCTAGTTTTTCGATTCCTTCGTGCGGAATAGAGGACGTCGACGTTTCTATTTTCACGCTTTTTGACAAAGAAATAGAACCTATCGTAGGAGGAAAAGATTCACAAGAGATAAAGAGGGTTCCTATAGTTTTTGCTGCCGGCGAAAAATGGGCGATGTTAAAAAGAGGACGTCCCCTAAGGGACAGAAATAACACGTTGATATTGCCACTGGTGACGATAATGCGTGTTGGCATAGAACAAACGTCAGAGGATGTAGCGGGCCGAGGAATTAATCAACAGACGGGCGAATTGGTCGTCAGAAGAAGACTTGATAATTCAGATAGGGATTATCAAAACATAATTAACAAACAATTAATTTTGAATCAAGTTAATGCTGCAGTTACTAGCGGCTCTCAATATTCTGGTGGTCAACAATTATTGACCGGGAGAAAAGTCGGTTCGCTAGAAAATGATTTTGACGTTCGAGCGGGTGCCCTGCTAGTGTCTAACAAAAAAAATAACATATTTGAAACGCTCGTTGTACCAGCACCCCAATTTTTTACGATCAAATATCAAGTTACTGTGTGGACGCATTTTACTCAGCACATGAATCAAATTTTAGAAAAGTTTATGTCATCGTTTTTGCCGCAGGCTCAATCATGGAAGCTATTGACACCCAAAGGTTATTGGTTCATAGCGACTGTCGACGGCGGCGCTTTTAGCGTCGAAACAAGTTTTGAAGACATGTCATCTACCGAAAGATTTACAAAATGTACATTCGATGTCAAAGTCCCAGCTTATCTTTGGGCGTCCACTGCGCCAGGAATTCCAATACCCGTTAAAAGATATGTTTCGTCTCCTATCATTAACTTTGAGATAGAAAGTAGAAATAGCGGTGACGGAATCGGTCCAGAGGAATTTTCTAATAACTATTTGATTGGAAGCGACGATCCAACGCTACCTTTGGACGAGCAGTCCAATCTACGAGATGACCAAAGAAGACCTGGCTGGCGTCAACAAGTAATTCAGCCTTCCAACTCTAGAGACTTAAATGCGAACAGTAGCGATCCTGCTTTGTCAACTTATCCAAGAGGCATTAATCCCAATCAGTATCAAAAGATTCAGGTTGGTGATGACATTAGATACGCAAAAGTCGTAACTGTTAACGCTTCGACTGGCGAAACTGTTTATTCTGGATTGGATTTGCGCGGTCTTAAGATAATACCTGTGTAATTTTTTGTTTTGTCCAATTTACAAGATATTTATTGCTTGAATTCGACTGTGAAGGAGAAACATAATGTCTGAGCAAGTTTTTAGATCTCCAAATTTTTATGAACGTGAGATTGATCTATCAGCGCCAGTTGTAGGCGGTCCTGTTGGTACGCCAGCAGGCGTTGTTAGCCCTAGCAATAAAGGTCCAGCATTCGTACCTGTTACTTTTGCAACTTTTGGTTCTTTCGCCGAAACGTTTGGTAATCTTGATACAAAGTATTTCGGACCTTATGCCGTTAATGAATTTTTGAAAAATCGCGCGTCGTTAACCTATCTAAGAGTTCTCGGCGCTGGTGCTAATTCATCGTTAACAGACTTCGAAAATACGATAAATAAAGGTACTGTAAAAAATGCCGGTTTCTCCTTAGGAGGAACAATAGCTGCTGCAGACAATCGCCATACTAAAGTTGTTCAGTTCCTTGCTGCACAACACACGTTATCTACTAACGAAGCATACGGTATGCCGATGTTTAGCGACAACGATACCTTTAATGGAGTCACCGCAGGTAGCGAAGTTAACTTGATTCGTGGCATGGTAATGATGCCCGATACTGCAAGAATGTTCGTTTTAAATGGAACGGAAGCTGTACCAGCAGCAACATCAATCGCCACTATCGATGACGAGGCGCAAGCAAAAACCGTAAACGGTAAGTCTAGATTTAAGATATTAATCTCGTCGTCGTTAGGTTCGAGTTATGCTAGCGACGAAGGTAAACCAGGTATCAAAATATTAACAGCATCTTTTGACCCTACATCCGACGATTATTTCGGTAAGGTTTTGAACACAGATCCCGATAAGTTTTATACATATCAACATTATTTAGCAGCTGATTTTGCAGTCGATGCCCAGGTCGCGGAGGTTGCAGAAGATAATTACGTTGCGACGCTGTCTGGCTCTAGTTTAACGAGTTCTACGTCTGGAGACCCAACTCTTACTTATAGAGAAATTTTCGGCGCATATAATACGAGATTTAAAGCGCCACAAACTCCAATGTTTATATCGCAACCATTTGGTAAGACCGAATATGACTTATTCAAGTTTGAAGCGATAGATGACGGCGAATATGCAAACAAGCTATATAAGATATCTATCGCAAATATAAAGGCGTCCGCGGATGCGACGAATAAATACGGCACGTTTAACGTTCAAATAAGAGACTGGAACGATTCCGATATAACGCCAGTTATAATCGAGCAATTTACGAATTGTTCTTTAGATCCAGATTCCGACAATTATATTGCTAAGTTGATCGGTGATCGCAAGGTCTATTATCACTTTGATGAAATAGATCCTGTAGCCCGCCGTTTGGTCGCTTCGGGCAAATATCAAAATAATTCGAAATATGTCAGAGTCATAGTGAATGATGCTGTCAACAAAAAACAAATTCCCGAAAATGCTTTGCCTTTCGGATTCCACGGACCATCATTGTTGAAGACCAACAACAACCTTAACGCTTTGTCAGCTATTACACAAGGCGCAGGAAGATTGGGCGCCGCGGGTATATCAGCTACACATTTCCTGACAGGTTCTGTGTTGCCGCCTATACCATATCGTTATAAGGTGACCCGAGGTGCAGTATCGACTACGGGTACAGTCGCAGGTGCTCCTGGTACGACCGAAGTCACGATGCCATCGTTCTATTGGGGCGTTAAATTTGAAAGAAACTCGACCTCGCTTGCAGACGACGTTTTGAATCCAAATCTCATAGCTGAAAAGAATAATCTTCTTGCATCGTATACACGATTCACGGGCATCGACAAGCTAGACGCTCTACATACAGGTTCCAACGTCGACTTATTCAACAACAATAAGTTTACACTAGCTCGTGTTGCACTTCGAAACACTTCAACGGCAGACATCACGGGTTCGGCAGCGACACACATGAAGGAAACCGCTTATATAAGAAACGCAACGCCAGATTCTAGTGACTATTCTGTGTCTGACGGAGTGATCACCAACCGCGTAACTTTAGCAACGCTACTCGCAAAAACATCAGCAGCTAGTTTTAATCGCTTCTCGCAATTCGCTAAGTTTACAACATTCATGTACGGCGGCTTCGATGGCGTAAATTATCTAGATCGTGACGCGCGCCGTCTTAATGACAAATCTGTTTCTTTCGATTCCGATGCCTTGTCGACAGGTGGAGCAGCTTCCAACTATACTGTATCAGGTTTCGGAACAGCAGTTAACGGAACGGGTAGAGAAAACAATGGTGTCGCATCGTATAACGCAGCAACCGATATTATGACGGACCCATTTACGGTTGGTATTAATATTTTGGCGTTGCCAGGTATTCGTGAACCATATATTAACGATTTGACTTCAAAGAAAGTCAAGGATTATGGTTTAGCATTACATTTGATGGACATTCCGTCATACAACGACGATGGTAATCGTTTATACGATGATTCGACATCAAAACCAAGCGTGAAAGAAACCGTCGATGCGTTCGACGCGCGCGCAATTGACAACAACTATGTCGCGACTTACTTCCCTGACGTCTTTATAGATGACGCGACGAACGTAAGAAAAGTGAAGGTTCCTGCAACAATTGCTGCTTTAGGCGCGTTAGGCTTCAACGATAGAGTTGCTTATCCTTGGTTCGCTCCAGCTGGATTTAATAGAGCCGCCCTCGACTTCGTGTCAAACGTTGCTGTTCGACTTAATGTCAGCGACCGTGACCGTTTATATGATTCTCGCATTAATCCTATCGCTACATTCCCGCGTCTTGGATTTGTCATCTACGGACAAAAGACGCTGCAAGTTAGCAAGTCAGCGTTAGATCGTGTAAACGTTCGACGTCTTCTCCTCGAAGTGAAGAGAATCATCATCGGCATCGCAAATCGCATCGTCTTTGAACAAAATACTCCTGCGGTTCGCAACCGTTTCGTGTCGGACTCGGTCTTCCAGCTAGGTTTGATCCAGTCGCAAGCAGGTATCGAAGCCTTCCAGGTCGTGATGAATGAAACCAACAACACCCAGGAAGACATCGACCTTAACCGTCTAAATGGTCGCATCGTGGTTGTTCCGACAAGATCGATTGAATTCATTGCAATCGACTTCATCGTTACAAACGCAGGTGTGCAGTTCGTTTGAGAAATTTGAAATTAACTTAATAGTTAGATTAGCA